ATCAGCCCTTGGCCTTAGTCAATTTAACGGTTTACCAACTTCTATTACGGGTAATACCGCTTCGCTTCTTACGGTTCTTCCAGAAATAAAAACACCTGGCACTAGCCCATTTATTAACTTTGCACTTAGCGAACTAAGTAAAAAATTTCCATGGTTAGACAAAGCAACTAACATTGCTTCTGGCGGTTATCCATCACAAAATATGATTGATACATTTATTCCGTCTTCAACCATGCGCGATTTGTTTAATAGCATGAATATGGATGATCGTGAATCAGCGGTATACAATTCTAAACTATCAGCCATTATGGCTGCTTATTACCATGGTGATTTGCCAGCAAATTTTACTTCTTTACCTGCGTTTGAACAACAAACAATTCTTACCAAAATTGAGCATAACGCTCAATCAAATCTTATCATTAAAGGATTATTTGCTTTCTTCTTGCCATTGGCTCCTACGGTAAGTAATGATTATTACAATAAGCAAATGCAATCACTTCGTTCTGAATACATCGGTTTGCTTAATGCAATTGATCCTGCAACTGGCGTTAAATATACAGCCGCATCTGCCTTAAACAAGTTTATTGCAGATAACGGGGAACGAGCATTATCCTATACGGTTGCTCGTACTACATCTGGCACTAGTGGCGCTTATGCACCATTGGCAGATTCTACTGTTACTTGGATTAATAATAACCAACCTTTGCTTAATAACAAAGATTATTCAACTGCTGCGCCATACCTTATCCCACAGGTAGCAGATAGTGCAGATGCACTATCGGTTGAAAATAAATTACTTGTTAATCATTTTCGCGCCAAAATATCTCCTAAGGATTTTATCAACTCGCTTTATGTTAAGTCGGGTTGGCAAGATCTTTCAGGGGCTTATAGCGGCTATCAGGCCGACATTGCCCAGTTGCGCAAGAACAACGACAAAAATGGCATGTACCAAGCGGGACAACAGTGGAAAAGCATTGCCGCAACTTATGGTCAAAGCAATCCAATCTGGTATGCAGATTATATGAATCCAACTAAGTTGGCAACCGCCGCGGTTGCCATTAAACAATTTGCAGTAATGCAGAATAAGGGCATGCTTGACGCATCCACCCAAGGACAAAAAATATCAACAATCTTGGATAATTACAAATTATATCACCAGGATCTTATAGCCAATACCTACAACGGCAAACACCTTCCAGGATATGGACAGGCAATGGATGCTTGGTATTCTTATATGGATAATTTAGCGGCATCTGATCCACAACTTTCCAGTGTTATAACTAGCGTATTTAGAAGGGCAGTGTAATGACTACACCAGCAACGCCTACGCCACCAGCAACCAATCCAAATATAACGTACACACCACAAAGCGCGTTGGATTCTCAAAATATCTATGCTAATATGGTTACCAACACAAATACTTCTTATCTTACCCAAACATCCCCGCAAGATATTGCATCTTTAGTAAACGCCACAATGCAATCTTTAGTGGGGCGTAATGCGACACCACAAGAAATTCAACAATATGGTGCTGAATTATTAGCCGCTGAAAGATCTAATCAAGGCAATTATTCAGGTTTGACTCAATATGGGCCAACTGGCAAAAGATCAGATGTAACGGGTCAACAACTTACCACTGGCGTAGACCCACAAGGCTTTTTATCACAACTTATTTCAGGTAGCGCAGACGCGCAATCTTACAAGGCAGCGACGGGATACTTTGACGGTATGACTCAAGCGCTACAACAGATGAAGAGCATCTAATATGGCAACTAAACCTAAAGTTCTTTCATATAATGATATAGCCTTACGCCTTAATCGAATTAATGCACAAATTCATACTGGGATTTTTGACGCACCGCTTTATGGAGCCGAAAAAGAAAAGCAAGATACGCTTATAGCACAACGTGATGCCTTACAAAAACAGTTAGAAGCATCAACGCCAAAAGGTCAATATACCGAAGATCAAATTGCATCAGCAATGACGCAAATTGAAAAACTTACAAATCAACGTAGCGTTTTAATTTCCCAAGGTGCGAAATCTTCCGACCCTGCCCTACAACAACTTGGTCAACAATTTCAAGATCAACAAGCAATTTTAGATCAAGCCAAAAAAGACCAAGCAACAATTGATAAACTTAAATCTGATGCCGATTCTTACATTAAAGATCAAAATGTTCAACTTGATGCCAAAGAAAAAGCCGCAAGCCAAGCAGAATTAGATCAAACACAACTTTCAAATTTACAGGAAAAGCAGGCTGTCAATAAAGAGTTTGGTCAAACTGACCCTTCTATTGATGCTCAAATTGCCGCATTAAAAGAAAAGACTGCACAGATTCCTGCTGGAACTAATGCAGGTCCTAACGCTGTTGTTGCCAATAATCAAAAAATAGCAACTACTAAACCATCGGTTACTCCGCCTGTTGACTCAGCCGCTGCCACGGCTGCCACCATAGCCGCTGCTATTGCAAAAGCCAATGGTGGAAATTATACAACCAGTAAAGGTATTTTAAGTCTTAACGATAATCCTTATAGCGGTGAGTATAAAGGCAAGTATTATACTAACGGCAAGTTGGAAACTACCGATCAAATCAAAGCCGACTTTTTGACTAAATATGGCGAACAAGCAAAGTTTATTGCTTCCGTACCAGAATTAAGCAATCTTCTTACAACTGCTATTAACCAGCGCTGGGCGCCAACTCAATGGGCTACGCAGTTTGCTAATACTCAATGGGCGCAAGCACATCCTGGCGATATTGGTCTTGCCGAAATTAAGCGTATCTCTGCGCCTAGTCAATATAACACAGAATATAACGCTGCTCAAACACGTATTCAAGGATTGGCTGCAAACCTTGGTATTAAATTAACACCGCAGCAAATTGGCGTACCAGTAGCAGATATTACTTCAACGCCAAAATTAGACCAAACAGCGGTTGATTCTGGTCAAGATATGACCAATTGGTTAATGCAACATCCTAGCGCTACGGATTCACAAATCCAACAGCAGATGGCAAAGTATGGAACAATTGACCCAGCCACTGGTCCTGGCGGAACTATTAAAAGTTTTTCTAATAATCTTCAAAACCTTGCACAACAATATGGAGTATTGGGGCAAGTAAGCACAGATGGTTCAAGTAAGGTTTTTGATGATCTGGCTGTAAAAGAAGCAGCATCGGGTGCGAGCCTTTCAGATCCTGCGATATTGGCAAAATACGAAAATCAATATAGGACGCAAGCAATGGCTACTTACAAACCATTTGCCGATCAAATTGCTAATGGCGCAAAAGTATCAGATCTTGCTTCGCCTTACCTCAGTACATATGCAAGTCTTATGGAAGTAAGTCCAAGCGATATTCAACTTGGAGCATTAACTGGTCCAGGGGCGTTAGTAAGCAAAGCATTGGTAGGCGACGCCAATGGCCAAGTAGTAAATCCTTATGATTTTGCTAGCCAGGTTCGTTCACAACCAGGATGGCTTAATACGCAAAACGCACATAATACACTTAATAGCGCAGCAGATTATATGATTCAGAAAATGGGGATGTAGTCAATGGCAACCACACCAGTGTATGACCCATCTTCGGGAACTTTCGTAACTTACGCACCATCAACAACTGCGCCTGGGATTAATTACAATCAACCAACTACACCCACACCTATGCCTGCTGCACCAGCCGCACCTTTAGGCGACCCAGCGACGCTTGCAGCAATAGCAGCACAAAATGCTGCTTTGCTTTCAGGTGTAACCGCAGCAGACTTAAGCGCGCACCAAACTGCAGCACAAGCCGCGTCACAACAACAACAACAAATTGCTGCAAATGCAGCACTTGCCATAACTACTGGCGCAACTTTTAATAACACAACTGGTATTTTAGGCGCACCAGGTAGCGCACCTGCTGGCCCTGCTGGCCCTGCAAGTCCCGCTACAACGCCAACAGGTACTACTGGTGCTACTGGCAGTACTGGTTCAACAGCATTGCAAAGTGCCGCCAATAGCCTTCAAGCCATATTGGAATCCTACGGACTAACTGGCGGAATTGCTGCTGGTGTAACGGCTATGTTGCAAAACGGTCTTGATATTACAACTATTCAAACTATTTTAGATTCTCCAGACCCAATGGGTGCAATCAAAGGCCTTGGTCTTTCACCTACGCAATTTAGTGCAGCGCAGGGTCTTGTCACATCATGGCAAACACGTTTTGTTGGTAACCAAACACGTATCGCTGCTGGGCTTAACCCATTAGATCCTGCTACATATATTGCTAATGAACAATCTTATAAACAAGTTATGACCATGGCTGGCATTCCAGCCTCTAGCCCATTACAATCAACCGCTTATCTTGGTCAACTTATGGGTACAGATGTTTCCCCAGCCGAAGTTCAAATGCGCGTTAATACAGCAACGGCAGCAATACAAAATGAAGACCCACAAGTTCTTGCCCAGTTGCAATCTCAATATGGTTTAAGTCTTTCAACCATTGCCACCCATCTTCTCGATCCAACCGTAGCGGCACCTTTGGTACAGCAAGAATATAATGCTGCCAAGATCGGTGCAGAAGCAGCCCGTGCTGGTACCAACATTGCTTTTGGCGCTACTGGTCCATTAAGCGCAATGGGTCTTGCAGCACAAGGCATAACGCAAAATCAAGCCGCAGCAGGATTCCAGAGCATAGCCTCACAACAGCCAGCCATGCAATCGCTGGCTGGTCGTTATCAGGGCTACGCTAACGCTGGGGGCGTTGGACAACAACTAGAAGCCTCAACCTTTGGCACATCAGGTGCCGCTGCCGCACAGGCCAACCTCGAACGGTTAAAGACCCAAGAAGTTTCAGCCTTTTCAGGCTCAGCAGGTGCTGCCACAGGCAGCCTAGGCATGAAAGACATTAGCGGTCTTTCTTAATAAATAGAATCCATCACGGTCAACCAGCGCCGATGATGTGTATTTAGACTGGTAGTAGGAGCCAACCATTCTTCCCCTGGAATGTATTGCGGCCTGCGTCACATCAACAGAAAGGGAGTGCCGAAATGGCAAACCAATACGAAGACGACGAAGACGACTTAGATGTTGATACTTCGCAAAATGAAGCACCAGCCAATCTCCGCAAAGCCTTAAAGCGTGCAGAGAAAGAGAAGAAGGATCTTGCTGAACAACTTGCAAGTATTCATGCAGACCTTCGCAGTCGAAACGTCAAAGACGTACTGGCAACAAAAGGTGTACCAGACAAAGTGGCAAAGTTTATTCCTGCCGATGTCTCAACACCAGAGCAAGTAGATGCTTGGCTTGAAGAAAATTCCGATGTATTTGGATTTTCAAAAAGTGAAGCAGATGCTCCTGCCGATGAAGAAAAGCAAGCCAACATCCGCTCTTATGACCGCATTAATGCGGCTACACAAAATGTTAATAGCCCTACCAGAGATGCTGATTTATTAGCAAAACTTAATGGTGCAACTAGCATTCAAGAACTAAACGCGGTTACAGGTCTTTCGCAACAACGTCGTCGGTAGCCCGAAACCCATTCGCACTAAACCTTAGAAAGAAGGTGACACATGGCTAACGCATATACAGATACATCAGGTTCCAGTCTCGGTACTTCACTCGTCCAGACAGCCTATGATCGTTATGTTGAATTCGCACTCCGTGCTGTTCCTCTTATTCGCGATGTAGCAGATAAGAAGCCAGTACAACAGGCTATGCCTGGTTCTTCAGTAGTCTTCCAGATCTACACAGATTTGGCACAAAAGACTTCTGTTCTCTCAGAAGATGTTGATCCAGATGCAGTAGCACTTGGAAATACAACAACCGTTTCCGTTACTCTTAATGAGTATGGTAACGCTTCTCTTGCAACTCGTAAATTAGAGTTGTTCTCACTTTCAGACGTTGATCCAGCAATTGCTGACATCATCGCCTTCAACATGGCCGATTCTCTCGACACTGTTGCTCTTAACAGCCTTGTTGGTGGACCAAATGCTATTGCTGAATACAACGGTAACGTTGTTTCAACTTATGCTGGTTCATACACCAATGGTACAACTCAGGCACAGATCCTTTCAACAGACGTAATCAAGTCACGCGATATTCGTACCGCTGTGGCTAAGTTGCGTGCTAACAAGGCTGTCCCACGTCAAGGTGAATACTACTGGTGTGGTATCCACCCAGAAGTTTCATTCGACCTTCGCGCTGAAACTGGCGCTGGCGGATGGCGTGACGATCATAAGTATTCCGAGACAGGTGCTGCCGAATTCTGGCCAGGAACCATCGGAACTTATGAAGGCGCAATGTTCGTAGAATCACCACGTTTGTTCTCAGCACTTGATGGTACTGGCGCAACTGGTAATACAGGAACATTTGGAACATCTGCTTATACCTATGGTACAGGTGGAGTACGTGTATTCCGTACACTCGTCGCTGGTAAGCAAGCATTGGCTGAAGCAGTTGCTGAAGAACCACATGTTATCTTCGGACCAGTCGTTGATAAGTTAATGCGTTTCCGTCCAATTGGATGGTACGGCGTACTCGGATGGCAGCGTTATCGTGATGCTTCCTTGGTTCGTATTGAATCAACTTCTTCGATTCACACAGGCGCTTAATTAATTAAGTAGTCGTAGCCCCACTTTCGGGTGGGGCTATCTACACAATGAAAGGAACATAGTGCCATATACATTTGCCCCACCACATGTCAAAGAAGGACCTGCTGGTTTTGGTCGTTTGTTTTGGCGTTATGGAATTGACAGAGGCGACAGCCTTTTGGTTTACGGCACAACGGTAGTGCGTACTCGCACACCAGCAGTACAAGACACAATATCAGCAGATTATTGTTATCTCGGTGGTGGAATTTATCCAATTACACCAGCCGAAGTTACTATTCTAACTAATGCTGGCTATGCCTCTGGCATAACCTACACCCCTTAAGGAGCAACGTGAATCCAGGTAGATACAACATTTCCGTTGTTAACGGAACTACATTCACCCTAGCGCCTCAATGGCTTACCAATAATCTTGCAGTCAACCTCACTGGCTATACCGCGGATATGCAAGTACGCAATGTGAGCAATAATCTTATTGTGGAATTATCCACAGGTAATGGTAAGATTGTAATAACCCCGACAACGGGAACAATAACTTTAACGTTAACCGCAGCACAGACATCAGTTGGCGCATTGCCAGCAGGTAGTTATACTTACGCTCTAAACTTGACTGATAATTCAGGCAATGTTTACCAAATTCTACAAGGTGCATTTGTCGTTACGACAAGCGTGGTGCAATAGTGGCTGACGTAACACCAGTACAAGTTGTTCAGATACCCGTATCCACAAGCGTACTGAATATAACTGCTAACCAAAATAACATTAGCACCAGTGTGGTTCAAATTCCCACAACAACAAACGTGTATAATGTCACAAACCCAGTTTATGAAATAATAGAATTAGGCGTCATTGGCCCACAGGGAACGACGGGAGTGCAAGGTGGAACTGGAAGCACAGGATCTACAGGATCCACGGGTAGTACAGGCCCTGCGGGTAATACAGGAAACACAGGAAATACAGGAAACACAGGCACTAGTATCACTGGAGCGACAGGATCCACAGGTTCTACTGGCTCAACAGGTATTACTGGAAGCACAGGGTCTACTGGATCCACTGGGACTGGAGTAACTGGTGCGACAGGTAATACTGGCTCTATTGGTAATACTGGCACCACTGGTCCTACTGGCTCTATTGGTACTACTGGGACAACTGGATCTACGGGTACAACAGGTTCCACAGGACTTACGGGTAATACAGGACCTACAGGCACTACAGGCTCAACAGGACCTACAGGACCAACAGGATTAACTGGATTAACTGGTAATACTGGTAACACGGGTGTTGGTGTTGCAGGCAATACTGGCAACACGGGCAATACAGGCATTACGGGTAATACAGGAAACACTGGAGCAGGCGTCGCTGGCAACACTGGCAATACGGGTAATACGGGCAACACAGGCCCAACAGGCGCACAGGGTGTAACAGGTCAAACAGGTCCAACGGGTGCCGTAGGCAACACGGGTGCAATGGGCATTACAGGCCCTACAGGGCCTACAGGAGCCGTTGGTAACACTGGAGCGACTGGTAATACTGGTAATACTGGGTCAACAGGTTTAACTGGTTTAACTGGAAATACAGGTGCTACTGGCAACACAGGTAACACGGGTAACACTGGTAACACGGGTGCTGCAAGCACCGTTACTGGCCCTACAGGGCCAACGGGTGCCGTAGGAAATACAGGTAATACTGGTAATACAGGTGCGGGTGTTGCAGGTAATACGGGTAACACTGGTAATACAGGTAATACGGGTAATACGGGTAATACTGGTGCAACAGGTCCAACAGGTGTAGTAACGGCAACTGCCCCAGTTACTTACAACTCAGGCACACAAACTGTTGCACTCAATGTTGGCACAGGACTTACTACTTCAGCAAGTAACCTGATTGTGGATACAACCATTGTACCTGAATTGGCTACAACGAATACCTTTACGGCTGCTAATACCTTTGCACCAACATCTACAAGCGTTGCACCATTAACGGTAAATGTGCCCAATGGTTCATCAC